ATGGAAGGTTTTGCGCTTCGAGCGCTTACCAAGAGCCAAGTCATCCAATGGGAACCAGGTCACGTCCGTGATTCGAAACGCGGAATCCTCATGGGCCTCCCTACTACATGGGCGATCCTGTCACTGATACATGCCTTCTGGTGGAGGCATGCTATCGTAACAGTTGCCCGTAGCCGGGGGGTCCCCCTGAGGACAGCATTTCGTCTCAATCGGTTCATGACCTGTGGCGACGATGGTCTGTTTGGTGGTTGGTTAGAGGTAAGCCATGAGTTCAACCGCATTGCTAGCAGGTGCGGCGCCACATTTTCGGCTGGGAAGCATTTTGTATGTACATCTCCGAAGAGGCGAGCAGTCTTCATCGAGCGTTTGTATACCTTCTCTTACGCCAACAAAAGGCTTGTAGGGGTTGACCGACATCTGTCGGTTCCCCTCAAATCGATCGTTGAGCCAGAGACGGTTACTCTCGCTGGTGAAAGGCTAAATCGCCTCCCTCGGATCTTACGTACTTGCTTTGCCATCTCGAATCTTGTGGAGAGCTTCCCTGCAAGCAAGCCTTTGGTAATTAGGTTCCTTTCGAGGAATCCTAGGTACTATAAGGAGACGGCTGCGCTCGGCCTCAGGAATGGCTTCTTATTCTCTGAAGGCGGTTCAGGCCTCCCTATTCGCAGGGAGGTGAACCGGGACAAAGTTATGCTCTACAAGGCCCAGACGGGAAAGTCATTCCCCTCTTTATTGAGGGGGATGTACGATCCTATGTGGGCCCTTGCGGAGCAGCTTGTCTTGTCCGATACAATCAATGAGGCTAAGGGGTGGGAGCTTGTCGACGCCAAATCCGACATGCCTGCAGGGTGTGACCGATTGGACTATAACTATCATGTTGAGCGCAGTACTGCGTTGCAGTACCACTCCCTCATTTTAGGTATAGGCCCCTCGAACACCTATGCGACTCGCGGGCTCGCCTACCGTAAGGTACGTGAGGCAGTGAGGGCATGGTGGACGGATGTCGACAGCTTCGAACCTAGTCCAGTTGAGTTGGTCTACCAAGTCCGCAGGATTGCATCGCCACAGGGCCGTGAGCTGGCTGCTCGATGGTTACCTGCAACTCAAACAACCTTTGCCACCTACAGGGCTCGTCTCTGGAGGATTCTCGCAGACCGAGCCACAAACTAAGTGGTGCGGGATGCGGGAAAGCCGACCTAATCCCGGAGAATCGGGGCCGGCTTCCCCTTGGGAGGCCGACTCTTTC